GTCAATTCTTCTAGCTTTGTATCTGTCTCTCCTGAAAACTTAAACCTGTCTGAGAATTATTTAACAATACCTGGGTTGGATAATCTTACCGAGAACGCAGTAAGAATAAAGCTCTCAAATGTCTTAGGGGATAGCGAGGCGTCAAATACAGTCACCGCAACCCCTCAGGGAACACCAGTTGTACAGATTAATGAAATTGTATCGCAGGATAAGCAGCTAAAAGTTTTATTTGATGTGGTAGATACGGGGGGACCTCCCATATTGACCGCAAAGTACAGCGTCAATTCTTCTAGCTTTGTATCTGTCTCTCCTGAAAACTTAAACCTGTCTGAGAATTATTTAACAATACCTGGGTTAAATAACGGCGCAGCTTACGCAGTAAGAATAAAGCTTTCAAATACTTTAGGGGATAGCGAGGCATCGAATACAATTACTGCAACTCCTCAAGGACTTCCAGTTGTACAGATTAATGAAATTGTACCTCAAAACGCACAGTTAAAAGTTTTATTTAATGTAGTAGACACAGGAGGATTTGTTAATTTATCGGCAAAATACAGCATTAACTTTTCAGAGTTTGTATCTGTCTCTCCTGAAAACTTAAACCTGTCTGAGAGTTATTTAAAAATAACAGGGTTAAGCAATGGTACTGAGTACACAGTAAGAATAAAGCTTTCAAATGTCTTAGGGGATAGCGAGGCATCGAATACAGTTTTAGGTACCCCGACAATTGTAGCCCCGACAGCGCCTAACATATTAAGTTTAACTCCATCAGACCAGGCTATAGTTGTGGATTTGGCTGTTGTTGATGACGGAGGTTCACCGCTTACAGCGTATGCGTATTCTTTAAATGGTGCGGAATACATATTGACGGAAAGTGCAGTTGAGCCGTTTACGATAACTGGATTAACAAATGGTCAAACTTATACCGTAAAAGCCAAGGCAATAAGCGTGGCAGGGGAAAGTTCGGAATCTAATTTACTTTCCGCGACACCCAGAACTGTCAGCAATCCTCCAACCATAACTTCCATATCCCCAGAAAACATGCAGTTACGTGTATATTTTACGGCGGCAGAAAATAATGGAGGTGCACCAGTAATAGGTTACAAGTGGAGTATAAATGATGGTGTATACACACAAATCAATAGTGTTATTTCTCCTATAGTAATAGCCAATCTTGTGAATGGTGAAAACTATGCAGTAAAAATCAAAGCAGTTAATGCTGCCGGAGACAGCGAGGCATCAGAAGCAGTCACAGCGTCGCCAGCCACAACGCCCTCAACACCTCAAATAGTCGAAGCCCGCCCAGGAGATTCAAAAGCGACAATACTTTTTAATGTTCAAAATAACGGAGGTAGAGAAATTAATGAATGCGCGTATTCTATTAATGAACAAGATTTTATAAATATTGCAGTCATAGAAGATTATTTGCCTGAATTTTACGCGATTGAGATTCCTGACTTAGTCAATGGTGAAACTGTTTCAGTAAAAATTAAAGCCTTGAATAGTTTGGGTGCAAGTGCTGAGTCTAATACTGTTTTGGCTGAAGTGTACACTGTACCATCCATGGTTATTGTCACTGATGTTTTTGCTGAAAACCAGGCGTTATGGATTGCGCTACAACCTGGGTATAATGGAGGAAGCCAAATAACGTCGTTTTTTGTAAGAAATACATCAGGAGGCTCAACAGGAGAATTAGAATTTTTTGATGGGTTGTATAGAATTTATTCCAGTCCAAATTTCCCTATAGAAAATGGCATTGAGTATACTCTTTCTTTTTATGCCAGGAACGCAGCTGGGGACGGAGCAGTTTACGATTACCCGATAAGCGTCACACCCACATTATCCGCACCTCAACCACCAGAAATAGTAAGTTTTGAAGAAAATAATCAACTAGTAAAATTTTATTTAAATATTGTCAATAATGGCGGAGAAGAGGTTACAGACAGACTTTATTCTGTAGATGGTGGTGAATACGTTTCAGCAGGTACAGCAGACCCTGTGGTTGTTTCAAATCTTGTTAATTTTAATACGTATAACATTAGGATTAAGCTGGCAAACGTTTACGGCACTGGTAGACCCACAGAGAATATTCAAGTAACCCCTAGAGTTTACAGACCTGACAGTCCTGTGCTAGAGGAATATTCAATAGCAGATAGAGCTGTAAGTATTAAATTTAACCCTCCTGCGTCTGATGGTGGAGCTGAAATTATAAATTATAGCTATACGATATTTGATGGCCAACCAGTTACAACCGATTTTACAGAATTAAATTTGTTAAATTTAATTAATGGCACTACGTATTTGTTTAAAATATATGCAAACAACAGCGAGGGCGCGAGCGATCCCTTAGTTGTTTCGGCCAAGCCTGGTAGAGTACCTGTTGCGCCAGAAATATTAGGTATAGATTATTTTTCTACATATGCAAATGTTAGAATAAATTTACCTGAAAACACATCTGGAGCAGAACTAACAAATATTCAAGTATACAAGCAAATCCAGCGCTACCCTGAAGATTTTTGGGAAGAAGCTTATACTTTGACTAATTTAAACTTACCAGGGGAAAACACAGTACAATTAAATTTTGATAGCTCCAATTATTACACATTTAAATTGAGGGCAAATAACGAGTTTGGTCTAGGAGAAGAAGTACAGTCTGAAAAGCCTGTCTTTCCGTTAGGCCCGCCATCTATGCCTGGAGAAACCTACGCGCAGGTTGAAGGAAGCAATAATAAAAAAATAAATTTTTCATTTAGCCCGTCAGCGGACAATGGCTGGGTAAATTACGTATACGCATACCCAGAGTTAAACCTAGACCTAGACGTAAAATATACTTTGTATATTGGAAGCAGTAGGGAAGCAAGTTTCCCAGAGCCTGCAACAAATATACCTATAGATTATTTGTTAGATAAAAGCTTAGGGTACAGATACAACTTAGAAATTGATAATTTATACAACGGCACTACTTATCGCTTTTACATTGTAGCTTCCACACCTGCGGGGGCGACAAGAGGGGCAGATCAGGAAGCTTTAATTATTGGCGCACCTGAAACGGCCCCCACACTAGTAAGTGTAACTACCCCAGGTTTAAACCAGTTTTCAATTAATATAACTATACCTAAATACCGAGGAGCAGATAAAGTCATACTATATTTTGAACCTCAAGATGTAGTGTACAATTATTTTGACCCCATCGAGACTGTTAGACTAGAAGAAAATATAGCACATCTTTCTGAAAATAATGAAAACACTTTAAATGTGCTCACACTATTGCGCCCCAGAGATGGGTACGGCAATAGAATATCTTGGAGAATATACGCTACACTAGGAAAAACAATTAAAGATTGTTTTTACTGCCCTGAATATTTATTAGAAAGTCCTTCGTCTGGATCTTTAGTTAAACAAGTAAACACATTACCAGGAGCACTGCCTATAAATTCATCACAGGGCTATTGGATTCCAGGTGTGGATGGCTTTGTTTTTTTTGCTAATGATGCAGGTTGCCTTGACGATGGAGGCTCAGTCATCACAGACATCTTTGCGCTCGTAACCACTACAAACGGGTTTCTTGGGCAGTTTACGGTTAACGACTATATCACCGGCCTTCCCGCAACAGGGAACACCACAGGGAGATATTTGTATGTACAGGGCATACCCAACGCAACGACAATCACAGGAGTTTCCGTTTTTGCCGCAAATCAATATGGGTCAAGTGAAACTTACACTAGCATAGACACAGCTTATTTTAATCTTACTACAACTCCAGACGCAGTTCTATGGCCTACAATAACAAATATACCAACGCAGTCTCAAAAAATAGTTATTGAATTTAAACCACCAAGAGTCAGCGGCAACATCACAGGGTATCAGTACTCTTTAAAAGACAATTTTTTTACAGCAGCGTCAATTGTAAGTGTAGCCACTATAACAAGTCCTATAACTATACTTTCACAGATTAATGGAATAGTTAAAACTGTATCCTTGAGAGCAGTACAGACTAGAACCTCCCAAGGAGGGACAACCGTAAAAACTCCAGGGTACAGCGCACTTCTTTACCGCAGCGGATTTTATTACACCTCCGAAAGGTATTTAGACTCTTTTTGCGCGTTTATTAGCAATTGCGCAGGCCCGTGTCTTAACTACCCTCCATATTACGTAATTCCAATACCTCCTGCAGGAGCTCCAACAATACAAACGGTTACTTCAGGTTATTCACAGTTGGGGTATCCATTCATAGATTTAACTATAACTCCCACGCAAACAATAGGTCCAGCTAATATAGAGCTTGTAGATTACGAGTACAGCACAGATAACGGCGTCACTTACGCCCCTTTTGCGGGAGCGATAAACTCCACTAATCTTACAACCAACAGCTTACAAATTACAGCACTAAGCTCAGGCGGCGTGCTAAAATATAACTATTATGGTGCAGCTTATTATGAGTATCCAAAATTAAGATCTGCAACAGCATATCAAATAAGAATTAGAGCTGTGACAGCTCACAAATATAATGTAGAGGGAGTTTGGTACGATGGGAAAACACTACCAGCTAAAGGTGCACAGTCTACAGGCAAAACAGCGACAACCGTAGGTGTTCCTTGGGCACCCACCATAACTTCAATTATGTCCACGCAGGCAGATCAAGCTCGCGTAACCTTTAATCCGCCCCAACAAAATGGAGGAGCAGCAATTTCAGCGTATAAATATACAATTAATGGTGTAGCTGCTTCGGCTAGTGTTTTAAATAACTCGTTCTTAATTTCAAATCTAGAAAAAGGACAAGAGTACTTAGTCAAACTACAGGCTGTTAACACTTATGGTGACGGTGAAGAATCGCAGACGTTTAATTTTACTTTAGCTGAACACCCTAACAAGCCAGTAATTACCAGTACACAAAGGTTAAATCAATCCATCAGAATTACAATGAATTTAACTGTTTACGATGGAGGTAGCAGTGTTAGAGGATATAAGTATTCCATCGACGGGATCAATTATACTTATGTGGAGAACACTACAGGAGTGTTTACCGTATCTAATTTGATAAATGGAAAACCGTACGTGCTGCAGGTTAAATCTGTCAACGCAGTAGGAGACAGTCCCCCATCCGACCCCACAGCTCAGATAATTCCTGGAACTACCCCGCAACCACCCACAATCGACAGCATTCAAGTAGGTAATGGTCAGCTATTAATAAATTACACTGCCCCTACAGATAACGGGGGAGCACCTATAACCTCTTATGCAGTACTTCCGCTTAATCTAACAGTATCAGCAAGCACAAACCCTATTTTAGCAAATGTTCCAAACGGGGTAACATATAATATAAGACTGCTTGCAATAAACTTTTTTGGTTCTTCAGATTACTCTAATGCAATTTTAACGTCCGCAGGCACAGTGCCAAGCGCTCCAGTTATTACTGCAGTAGAAGGATTTAACAACTATTTAAAAGTATATTTTAACACTATCTCGGATGGAGGAAGGACCATAACCAGTTATAAATACAGACTAAACAATGGTCCTGAACTTCAGGAGATAGTTGCAGATGTGACCAGTCCAATCAATATCACAGGAAGAGCTGTAACAGGAGGAGCATTAATTAACGGACAAACTTATTCCGTTAAAATTTCTGCGCAAAATTCATTTGGCTGGAGCGGGTATTCCAACACAGTTGATGGTGTGCCCCAGGAATCAGCGCCCGGCGCACCACCAACCTTCACTTTGACCGCACAAGATCAAACCCTGCGTGTTCAACTTACACCACCCACTGACGACGGAGGCTCTCCGGTAACAGGATATAAATATTCAATTAACGGAGGCGAATACTTAAATTTAACTCTAGTGAATAATATGTACCTTATTGCAGGGTTAACAAATGGCCAGTCCTACGCGATAAGACTTAAAGCAATTAATATTATAGGGGATGGTGTAGCCTCAGACCCTGTGTCCGCCACACCGGTAAGAGTACCACTAGCTCCCACAGCTACGGTCTTCCTCACCTCTTCTACATATGTAATTTTATCATTAAGTGATATAAATGACGGAGGCTCTCCGGTAACAGGATATAAATATTCACTGGACTCAGGAAATTTCATTCCTGTAAATTTAACTGACGGTAAAATTATAATAGGTGGGTTGGTAAATAATGTAGTTAGATTGGCTAGAATATTACTTGTAAACGCTGTAGGCGATGGTGTTCCTTCTGCGCCTGTAGAATTACTTCCCGGCAATCAAGGTATATGGAATGCCCCTATTGCCGCTCAAATACAAACAGGAGTCGGAGCGCTGACCGTTACAAGCATTACACCCAGCACATTATACACCGGGGCCACCAGCACACCTCCAAGCATACTTACTTATGCTTATGCCTACACAAAGAATCTTTCAGATCCACTTACAAACTATGTTGACTGGGTCGTTGGGGAACCTCGGGTTATCACTAATTTAGAAAACAGTACCACATATAAAATAGGCCTTAAGGCCAGAAATAGAAACGGGTTGTCTATAGACGTGTTTCCAATATATGGGTCTACAGCAACTGTACCAGCTATACCTATTTTACAACAAGCATATGCAGGCTTGAATGAAGCAGTACTCATTGTAACTAGAGGCAGTGACGGAGGCTCTCCAATAACCATTTACAGGGTACAGGCGTTATCTGGCTCTTCATACGAGGATTACATTGATTTAGACGACAGTACCCCCACACTACAAACAGCAAAATTGATTATTCCAAACCTACTTAATAACACTACATATAGTTTTAAATTGAAATTATCTAATACGGTTGGTTTCTCTTTACCTTCAATGGCGATTAATATAACTACGCCAAGTGTTCCTGGAGCGCCACAAATAACCAGTATAAGTAAACACAGCGTAAATGCAAAACCTGCACTGCAAGTTAACTTTGTGGGGGCCAACCCAAACAGGGCCGGCATAAGTAATTACATGTATAGCTTCGACAACAATAATTGGGTGAATTTCGACCCACCGGACAGCACTTCACCTGTAGTCATTACAAAAGATTTTTTTGGTAATGATCTACTCCCAGCCACAGAATACACGGTATATTTACGAGCTGTGAATATTGTCGGAGAAGGTCCAAGCTCTAACGGCGTCGCACAAAAAACACCGTATGCTCCACAGACCAGAGAAATAGCCAGCTTTTTAGAATATGGTGATGGGGCTATAAATGTACAAATTGCACCACCCGATTCAAACACGTATGTAGTCAATGAAGAGACTTCAGCTATTACAGGCGGGCTACCTATACTTGCTTACGAGTATTCTATAAATTATCTCCCATGGGTCAGGGCCACAACCTCAAGTCTTACGCAAATAACTATTCCAGGGGATACATTAATTTTAGGAGAAATTTACGAGGTTAGAATTCGCCCAGTAACAAGTATGGGTGAAGGTTTTTCATCCTCACCAAAAAGCACCACGTTATACAAAAAACCCGCAGCAAGCATTTTAAGTAACGTAACTGTACGCCAGATCGGTACAGATCCCAATGTACCTTATAATCTTGTGTATTTTACCATTAACTTCACCCCAGGACAGATATACACACCAGGAGACACCATCACAAAGATAGAGCTTGTTGGATTTGGCGGAGGATTGTCTTATAACCCTGGGGCAACCCCTCCGCTATTCAGTTATAGCTACTGGCCCGGAGGCCCCCCAAATCAAAAAATAAACATAAATCTAGCATCCAAGAGCTCAATTACATTCAGCCCTTATAATGTATTTTATAATTTTGCTCCGTATACTTATAGCCTCCATGTAGGTATTATTGTGACCTATCAAAAAGCCGATTCCACAACTACAACCGTAATATCAACGCCATATATCGCACAAGTTCCGATGGGTGGTATTTTAAAGTTAAGTTAATTAGTTAGATTTAAAGTAAAATTATATGAGCATACTTTCCTTATCATTTAACAACAAAAATAAATATAGAAAATACCCTTTAAAGCAGACAGCCAATTTAAAATCAACTGCAGGGTTCGTGGTGGGAGATAGTCTGATTGTCAACGCGTCTATAACTACTTTATATGGTAGGCACAGAATATACATTAAGCAGATTCACTACAAAGATTCTGTTTTAAGGATAACTATAGCCTCTTTGCTGGACGAGCTTGTGTTAGGTTGTTTTATTGGTGAGGTGCTTTCAGAAGACACCACACTGACACTTACTCCTTTTGTTAGAAATGTAAGCGGCAGCATCACGATAGGAAATTTAGAGACAGTATCAAACATTGATAGAGCGCTGGTTTTTTTGCCAGAAAACAGCGAGTTTGAAGAGTCTACAATTTTTTGTTACACTCCACCCAAGGTAACAAGTATTGTAGATAAAAAATACTCAGAACTTAGAGGATATGTAAATTTTGGAGTATTAACAAATCTAACAAAAACTTCAAGCTCTTCAAACAAACATGCAAAATTTCAAGCCACCTATCCAGAAAGACTATTTAATCCTGCAGATCAATCAATATATTTAAACAACTGCCCTACACCTATAATTAAAAATATTAATGGTGTATTCCCGTCTTCTCCTGGAGGAGCTTCACCAATTAATGATTGGAACATATATATTGCAGGAATTAAACCTATTGTGTTTTATGGGATACCTGGAATTCTTGAAAATACAACAGAGCCTGGTACAATAGGTGTAGATACAGGGGATTTAAATATTGACGCATTATGCACTTTAAAGCACAAAGTTCTTCCTCCTGTGAATGTCTGCGGTTTTACATTACCAGCAATAGAGTTTAAAGATAAATATTATTCAAAACCAGAATTACCTGTACTCGAAGTAGGAGAATGCAGTACAGAAAGACCACAACGAAGCGCCAGTAATTTTAATAACACAACGCTACCTGAGTATTATTTTTGGCCACAATTTGTTAAAGAATCTTATTACGAAAATTGGAGTAGCCCGACTTAAATCTTATGGCAATATATAACACATTAAATTGGCAGAATGAAAACGCGCTGTCTAGCTATCCATTTACGCTGGACCAAGAAGTTCAAGATTTCATAGTTGATGCAAAGTTTGTACAGTTCGACAACTTTATACCAACATTAAATTACATTCTTGTTGAAAATGATAAAATCATATTCAGCATAACTTTTGATTATGGTGCAAATGACAATATTGTTTTTTTAAAAAGTACTTATGATGCAGGCGATGCTGGAAGATATGTGAGAATGTACAACAATTCAGGAGATAGACACATGGGTAGTTTAACTATAGGCCCTGGTGCAGGGGTATTATGGAGCTCGTATGTAGGAAGAAAAATAATTTACGACATAAAATTTTTACAAGACACGGTTAGGAGTATACCTTTAAAGGATGCCGTTTACCTTTTTGATGGCAGTTACGGTGATGTGCTTTTAGGTAGAACTGATGTTGACGAGACCATATTCTATAATACTTCAACTGAGCTTAACAGTATTACATTTAATGCTGTAGGAGGACACGCAGTAAAACCAGGGATAGCTGAAGGGTTGAGACAGATTAATCTTGTAAAGCCTGTGAATAACAATATCAATCTTGTGTCCAACGATGTCATAAAGATAACGTCACCCACAGGGTCGTACCTTACGATTGATCTTGTGGCAGGAGGAACAAGCGCGTTCACACTACCAACCCTAGCATCTTAATTTATGGAACAGGTAATTGATTGGTTAAACGAAAATGAGGTCAGAGCTTATCCGCTACTAGACTCTGCTGACAGGCGTGTAATAATTGGACCTACAGCAGATATAACTTATTTGATACCGGACAACTTGCTGCTTGATTTGCAGCTTAAGCTGGTTGATTCGTCATTGACTGACACAGATATTCTTTTTTCAGGGCTATGCTATAAAAGGTATCCTGAGGGCTCAAGTTCAGATTTAAATCTAGATACTGTCGAGGTGTATATTTCAGAATATCAGTACGGCCAAGGTGTAAGAGATCTTGTAATTTTTTCAATTCCGCAGGCAAGAACACGCAGCTACCCCACATATATAAGAACTCCAGAAGGGCATTTGGGTGTTTTTGGTAAAGGTGTTAAAGAATACGCTGACATCATGTACCCAAGGGAGTTAAACGGCTGCAGCAGACTTGGCGCCGGTGCGGGAATCAGCATAGGTATACCTATTGAGCCATCAGCCTGCATACAGTTTAATGATGCGTGGCTTGGGGTTAATAGCTTGCGCACTGCACCAGAGAAAAAAACAGTAGATAATTCTTATACACCAGTATTGCCTCTTGTGAGTGTATATGACCCACTGCAACAGCAAACTGGAATAAACGAACCCACAAAGCTGGACGGAGACGTCCAGCTTCTAGAAGGATTTAATTTTAGAGTCAATATCAATAATGAGCTTATTGACCTTGAAGTTGGTGCAGCCTACGGTTTAATGATGAACTGTGAAACAAGGTTCCTAGATCCGATATACCTAAACTGCGACGAGTTGGTGTCGTACATTAATGGCATTCCGCCAGACGATCGAGGCAATTTCAGGCTACTTCCAGGAAACAGTATCATTATTTCCTCTGGAGAAACAATCGACTCTACTTTTGAAGATTCCTTGACAGAACCCTCAAATCCTAATACTTTATTTGTTGGGTTAGACTTTCAAAAAACGGACATATGTGCGCCAGTTAATTTAACTCCTGCAATATAAACTATATGGAACAAAAAAAACCAAAAAGACTCGTGTTAACCAGTGTAAATCAATTGATTACTTTGGTTAAAAATAATGAAAAACTAGCTCAAAATTTTCCAAGATTGGGAGGGCTAATTTCCGCACCACTGAGCACCGCACCTAAAAAATCCTGCAATTGCGGAGGCAAACAAAACTTTACAACTCCAGATGTAAATAAACAAGTTGCAGAAAGCGCGTTATCCTCATTAACTTCTTCAGATTTTAATACAATTAAAAATGTTTTAGATTTAAATGAACTATGTTATTATAAAAGAGAAGGAGGACCAAACGGAAAATTGAGTTTGGTTTGCGTTTAAAATGTCTACGTACATAAAAACAAGAGGAAGAGAAACTAGATATCCTATAACTGATAAAACAGTTTATGCGGGGCTTCCTGGCGTACCCTTGTTTGAAGAAGGGCAACCTAACCCTGATGTGTACTATCAGGGAGAAGATATAGTTTATGCCCTGTATTTAGAACAGGCTGGATCCCCTGTAACTCACGTAGACTACGATATTTCAGCTATTGTGAAAACCAGTCCTAGAGCGGCCACAGTGGTTTGGGAAGGTAAAGTAAATGCAGGGCTTACACCTACTCCTAGTTTATCAGGCTTTTATGAGCTATGGATACCTAGCGTAATCACAGAACCGTTATTAGCGGGTTCCTATTTTATAGACATCCTTATTACAGAGCGTATAGGTACAGGACAAGGGGCTTACGATAGGAAATTTGTATTGGCTCAAACCGTGTTTAATTTAGAATATAGTAATCATTCTCCTGCACCAGAGAGCAGAAAGGCCAACAGCACTACAGTAACTAGAGGCGCGGTAGAGTCAACATGGCCTAATAGCGTAAATACTGTAGGTAAAAGCCCACATCAGTCAGACACGTTCTATTCACCAGGATAGACACATTTTGCGTATTTTATGGTATAATATATTGCTGTAGAGGCATTTAGCCTTTTTTAGCCTATTATACATGAAAACAACAGAAGCTAGATTGTTAGATATGCTGGAAGACTTAACGGTTTCTCAGCTAGAGCAATTGAAAGAAGAGCTAGATAAGCTGCTTCTTTTAAAGAAAAACAAGTTAACTCAATTAAGGCTTAACCAAGCACAAAACTTGCACCCTGTATGCAAAACATAAAATTTATAAATACTTTGCTGGTAGGTATACTATTGTTACTTATTGGCGTGATTGTGGGCGCACAAGCAGCAAACAGTAGATGGAGAAGTGAATTAGTAAAAGCAAAGCATGCGCAATACAGTGTTTCTACAGGCACCTGGTGTCTGAGAAGTCTGGATGACATAGCCACAGATGGCATAATTCTTGGTAAAGCGCATCCAGAGCAAAAAATTTCTGAGTAATTGGGCTTTGGGCACTCAGAAAAGGGAAGTCGTGAGTACCTCGGTCAGGCGCTGCTTGCGCCCTTTTTGAACTGTATACTGCAGCAGTTGGCCTAACCACGAAGCAGTTTTTTTGTTATAATATATTGAGAGATCTTTCTCCTGCTAGTTGCGCACTGCAGGAGAAAGTTTAAAAAACCCGGTTTCTTTTAGCTATTCACTATTTTAACATTATGGCAGGTAAGCTGGATCATTGTGATTAGTTGCCTTACATATTTTTCGTTAATAAAAGGAATACCTAATCCTAGGCCTAGAAACATCTTTCTGATTCCTTTTGTAAACAGATGGCAAGACATGAAGTATTTATCTTCCATTTCAAAAGGTACAGCGTGCTCTTCAAAGTATATCATACCGCACCACACAAACTCATCTTCCCCCTTTTTACGTATCTCGATAATATCTAGCGTAAAATTAGTGAGCTGCTCTTCTTCGTTCTTTTTAATCAGAAAATAGGCTTTATCCCGCTTAACATAAGTTTTACCTTGTACGTTAAATTGCTGTTCTCTGCTCTTCATCCAGAAGGGCAGTAAACTTTGCTCACTGTTTTTTTCGAGCTCCTGAACTTGCGTATAGTTAAGCATTGCCACATGGTTTCTTAAATCTTCTGTACCCTGTTTACCCATTATGATGTCCATAATGTTTTCTGTAAATTTGGTATACGACGCTTCACTCCATAGCTTAATGAGCTGCTCTGTTCCCACCATATCCGAAACAGCTATGGGTGTATTATTCCAGAGGTCATTTTTATAATTCCAAGTATTACCTTTTTTAACTTTAAGTTCATTGATATCTCTAACTATCTGTGTACCCTGACAGCCGTACCAGCCATACTCCCCGTTAATAAACAGAGTCTCTCGGCTATTGATGTCTGCAAGTCTGGATACCTCTAGAGAGCAGATATGCTTAGGAGAACAAAAAGACGGAACTATAACAGTTTTTTTGTATTTAAACTTACTCTCCAGCTCAAGCCTGGGAAAAGCCTTCATTATTTTTTCTGTGAGATAACCAAACTTATTAGATAGCAATTCAGGCATACCTAGGTCATTCAGTAGATCCGTCAAATAAACCACTTTATCAAAATGCCTAACTCTTACAGCTTGCGCTTCTTGCGCAGCCATTACCCACAGAGATTGAAACTGCATGATCCTGCTTTGATTCTTAAACAGTTGCTTTTCAGCGTATTCGCTATAAGGTAAATTAAAATCAAAGCAATCAGAGAAGTCTCTACAGATTCTCCCGTAGAGTTTAGGCCATTCGTCTATCGTAAAAAAATCAAAAATGTTTCCAACAAAATCGTTTGCTTTAGCTCTTGCATACCATCCAAAAAGAGGTACTCTAATGAAATCGTATTCTGACGTACTGATACCTAGCTTTGACACTACGCTGGGTAGGTTTATTTTGGAATTGAAAGAGTTTAACAACATAGTATAATTAGGTAATTATGAAAATCGCTTTAGATCAACAATCAGACTATTCAGGGAAACAGCTTTACGCTATGCTCCACGGCGTGGAAATTCCCGAGTATGTCAAAACAGCCGAGTTGGAAGATTCTTACGAGATTCGCCAGCTCCCTAAAACAGCTTTTGCAGACCAGGACAGAATGATCTATCCTATCAATACTCCTGCTAGGGTTTATGTGAGTAACGCTCATTTGATTAATAAAAGGGCCGGTATCTCCAAGTTATACGGGGAAGATTACGTTAGTCAATTGGAAAATAAAATCAAAGAAGCTGCGGAAGTTTTAGGTATTACAGAAGATATTGAAAATTATAATCGTGAGTTGAACGAGAAGGTAGCCTCTGAGTATGAAGAAAAGCATATGGTGGAGGTCCCTGTTCCTGGTGAGTCCTACACATTTAAATTGTTTCCAGTCAAGACCGCAGCAGACCTCACCGACTCAGCTGAACATTTCGTAAAAAATATTAAAAATTTTCCTTTTGAAGTAAGGGTTAAATCTGCCGAGAATTTTATCAAGGCGGCATCAGATTTAGGTGTTGATGACATGCCTGACCTGCTTTTAAAGTATGCAGGCTTGTATTACCCAGATCTAGGTAACCTGACTCATGAGCTGTGGCGCAGAAGTACAAAGCTTGCAAAAGAGGAACACAAGAAGGTGTACGAGTCTATTTCTAACGATCTTAGCAATATGACTGATCTTAGTGAGGTAATGAAGATCGCTGAGACCTGTTTTAATATTGAAAACATGGAAGGGCTCTATGACAAGAAAGCATCTGCTGAAATACTGGGCGACCCTGTAGACATGTTTTTTACTCTACCTGTAACAAAAGTCGCAAGCGACCTAAGTTACGTAGAGGCGCATGGAGACAAATACAAGCTAGAAGACCTCACAAAGATCAGCAAGGACAAGTACGAAGAAGCTTTTGGCGACAGCGGAATTGATCCAGCGGATCCAGAGAAGATCGCAGAAATCCTGCCCACCATGCCTAGGAGTGACATCAAGCTTCTGGAAGAAATCACCGGATTGCGACCTATCTAGTTTTACAAACTTAAACAAACTAAAATTAAATAACAACCCGCCAGGACCCAACAGTCTGGCGGGTTATTTTTTTTATGATACATTACACAGACGAAGATGTGCATATTGCCTGGCGTCCAGGAGGCAAGCATTTTAAAAAAAGAAAATATTTAAACTTTATTGACTACGATGATCCTAGTAAATTTTTCACTGATGCACTAAGACAGGATAAAGCAATTGTGTGTCTTGTAGGGAACATACAGAGACTTAATCATTATAGCACACCGAGATATCATTTAGATTTACGTATCGGTGCCGTGAGGCACGATATATTTGAGAAAGATAGGTTAGAAACACTAAAGAACTACTGGAGACTTTGGCAGTACGGTGCTCCCCCAGCAGTAGCCGAATCGGCCAGACCATTCAATATAATACCGTTTGTTTCCACTGCAGTACTACCCTGCACAAGTCGTAAAGTTGAAAACGAGGTGGTTTATACCTCCGACGGCCTATCGCCTCCGAGAGTAATATTGGCTCCTCCGTTTGGGGTAGAGTATGCAGTAAATTTAGATAAAAGTTTAAATTCTCAACACTTAACCAATTGGGCGCACTACATAAACGCAGCAGTACAGAAAGTATACAAACAATTTGTGGACCCCAACGGTGAACTAGTATAATCATTAGATATGAAGAAAAGTAAAAAACAAATATTAGAAGATGAAAAAGCGCCGGTACTTGCACTCATTGCGCTAATCACAAAAGAATATGGTGAAGAGTGTTACACGTGGGAAGCTGCAGTTTTAAGGGCAGAGTTGCAGGAAGATTTCAAATGCTCTGTATCTGATCTACAGTCTGATAAGATACAGGCAGGCATTGTGCTGCTTACCACAGAGGTGTACGAGTCAAATATTTCTGTTTTTGAAACTATAAATTACTTGCTTAATAACCAGCCAGACAATATTGAAGAGCTAAACCCTCTGGAAGCAGAGGAGCTAATATACGGACTCACAGAAGCCTACTTGATTAAAGGTGAGAAGATAAATTTTTCTCCTGAAGTTAGAGTTTATGCTGGTCAGATATTCCATGACTATGGTATGCATAAACCTCCGGTGTTATTTCCTGAGGCTATTATGAAAGAGCGTGAAGGCGATGACACAGGCAAGAATGAAGCTCTGCAAGAGTTGTTTGACGAAAAAATTAAAACACTAAAAGAATACATAGACGATGCACACATCTAACCAGCAACTGCACAATTTCTATGAACTGCAAAACACTAAGAAATTAGAGTTTCTTTACAACAGACTCAAAGGTATTGTTCCAACATCTCTAGGTTTTTCTGACACCTTTGAGATGAGCGTTTTAAAAGAAATTGAGCAGCACTTTGATGTTTTTTCTAGCGACATCACTGTCATAAATAACAGAGTAGTTGAAGAAAACATCTGGATTGGTAAAGATGGTGAGTATAAGGATGTGTTTATGCAGACGTCCTATAAGTCTGCAGAGGGTGAGTATTTTCATGTGGCTAGTATCTTTAATGATCTTAAAAAGAAAGATCTGGATGATTTGCATGTGCATATTCGGGTAGCGGTGGAAGACAGATCTAGCGTAAAGAAACTGTGTGACCTTCTGCTTCCGCACAAGCTAGTACGTAAAAATAAAATTTACATGCTTACATCCACATACGGAGAGTTAACATTATCTCCGCTACCCACAATGGAAGTATCCGGAGACCTAGCCTTAAACTACGGGCAAAATTTTTTAGAGTTTCATGATAAGCTTATAGATAGCTTGAAGACATCTACGTCTGGCTTGTATCTATTTAACGGGCTACCAGGTACAGGTAAGTCTTCATATATTAAATATCTTACTTCGTGCAATATTGAACGTAAGATCGTATACCTCCCAGGAGGGATTGTAGAAAAACTCACAAGTCCTGAGCTTGTTCCTCTGCTGCTAGAAAACAAAGATATTATTCTTGTTATTGAAGATGCCGAGAAAGCTTTGATCTCTAGAGAGATATCTACTGACTCGGATGTAGTTCAAACTATATTAAACCTTACGTCAGGCTTTTTAGGAGACGCAGCCAACGTGTCAATTATTGCCACCTTTAATACAGGCAAAGATAATATTGATTCCGCACTTCTAAGAAAAGGCAGGCTGAAGCTTAGCTACGAGTTTGGAAAGCTTTCCCTTGAGGATACTATCAGACTGGCAGAATCTTTAAATTTAAACACAGAGGGAATTACAGAAGGTATGACTTTGGCAGACATCTACCACATGGAAGATCAGCCAGGCTACAAGAAGGCAGAAGAAAAACGAGTAGGATTCTTTTAATTTTCCCTACCAGCCGTACTACTAGCCCCCACAAGACCTGCGTCACCAATAGCCATATAGGCAGCACACACCGCAAATACAAGGCTATGCATAGCGTCGTCAGGCTGCTTGGGGTGATGGTCATATATAAGCTCCTGACCAAACAACCCGTCACGCACCTCAATGAATACATTTAAAATGTCCTGCATATACTCTGACACATCGTCCCATTGAGGAAATTTAATCTTGCCTGCTTTTAATTGGCGAATAACTAGAGATATAACATCAGAGCGATGCAATACCCATCTATTCTGCCTCCAATCATATTGCCCTTGCTCAAAGTGCTGAATCATTTTGGTTCTTCTGTACGCCGCGAGCTGAGACCTCTGTATACTTGTAAGCTCGCATAAACGTATGCCTCTGATAGGGTCAGGACCAGAGTCAGACACACAAAAGGCTCCCACGCTGTTAGCCTTTTCTGCAATATCTTTAATGTGTGCCTCGTAATCAAACCCACGATATATCTTTGCAAAAACAACTTCAAAGACACCTGCAGCTGTCATGCCTCCCATAGTGGCAACTGTTCTTGACTGTGCCATACTCACACCCCAGTCTACACCCATAGTATAAAGCACATATTTTGATTTATTTTTTGCGAGGATATTTAAACCTTTTTGCTCTGCATTATTTTCATACTGAGGACCAAGAGTACATATCTTAACCAGCTCTTCCATGGTAATTGGTTTTGAGCCTATGTCATAGGTAAGACCAAAAGTCTCATTCATGACAGTTCTTAACTCATACTTACCGCTGTGTACTTTTTCGTAGATTTCTTTCCATTCTTTAGGATCTTCGTTAAAGTGCGGTAACAGAGGTTGAGCTAGGTGATAGCCGGTCAAAAGATATGATCCAGGGTTCATAGCAACCCACTCTCCATTACGAGAGTTTAGTTGCTTAAGACATTTAGAGCAACTGAAACCGTGAGGCTGCACCATTTTAAGTGGTTCATTTCCTTCTGTAAGAGAATTCCAATGATTACATTTCGCACACTTCATCATCCATTCTAATTGATTTGATGATTTCCATATTCTGTGAATTGTATTTGTTGAATCTAACGGAGTCCCCGCAAATATTTCGCGCTTATAAGGACTCATCGCCATAGTTTCCTGAATAATAGGAATCTGGTCATATTGAATATCCTGGATTTCGTCATACACCAAGCAGTCAATGGCAGGTCCACGAGTTCGTGTAGCGTCATCGCTCACATATCTAAACAACACACTACTATGTGTATCATCTAATATTTTTTCAAAAACATCATTTTTAAACCATCCTTTATTAAGTAACTTTTTGATTTTAGGGCTTTCAAACCTTGGGGGCAGATAATTACTTGAAAAGTATTTTGTCGTCAGTTCCTGAGGGCCGACATACATCATTTTAAAATAATTCCATCTAATTAAATTAAGACAAATAAAATTACTAATTAGTGTAGACTTCAAAGTTTTGCGGCTACACTTGAGCAGCAATTTCTGAGGCATGCTGTCATAGATCTGCTTCAGCATCGGGAAATTCTCCAGGTCCTGGAGACGCCCTTCGTTATCGTATAGATAGTTCTCTACGAAATGTGACGGAGGAAGTACCGAAAACATCAATTGACGCGCCAGAAAGGCTGACTTTGGATTATTCCTTCGAAGCAACTTTTCTGCCGTATCTTTAACTGTATCATGGGTCATCATAGAAAAACAAAAAGTTACCGTTTTCACAGAGCGGTAAAACAGAAACCAGCACCAACAACAGAACTATTTAATTTCTTTGAGGTATCCTTAACTGCCTTAACCAGCCTATTTGATAGACAAAAGTCTTTCAAGAAAAAACATTATAGAGTCTACAAATACAAACCAGAATGATATAATGGTATGCATGAGTAGATCTATAAAAAAATATCAACTTAGAAATAAACGCGATAAATACAAGCGTGTAGAAAAACTTAAGCTTGATGCCAAGTACTACACGGATGTAGCCAAATCTCATGAGAGAAACATTGAAAGGAAAGGCTTGCCACCCGACGAATCTGCGGACGGAAGCTGAGCAGCCCTGCGTGCCTAGAAAAAGAGGCAGACCCAAAGGGGCAAAGAATAAACCTAAAAATGCAGAGTTACCCCAGCAAATCACGCAAGTTAAAGAAGCGAAACGCGGAAGAGGTAGACCGAAGGGTTCCAAGAATAAACCCAAAGTAGAAGAAAATAAAATTCTTGTAAAAAGCAAACCTAGAAGGCTTGAGGAGGTAAAAGAGGTCAAGCCAGCTAAAAGCGAGGAAAAGCCCTCGAGGCAGGATAACATACAAGAGCATCCTCTGTATCTTGCCGTAAACTGGTTGTGTTCGTACATGCACAACACCCAGACTCAGTACTATAGAGTCAGGGCAACCAGAAATGGAACATCTGTACACGAAGCCATGATGGCTGACGTGTTAGGGTTCTTTAATGTACAAAATGCGGACATACTAAAACAAATTAAAAAAAATAACTTCATCGCAACATGAACAGCATCAGAAAAATAGCAAAATATCAAGAATCTGCCTACGCATCTTTGTTTGTACTTACACACGAGGAGAGAAGGTTTATGAATGAGCTCTGCGGTATCAGGGCAATTAATTCAGATTTATCTATATATGAATGGGACGTACAGATTGGCCTGAAATATATCACAGGTCCCAAGCAGTTAAATTCTGACGGATCAGAAGTACCCACAGTTTCAACAAAAGAAAATGAAGAAATGCTGCATAATGTTGATATAACTTCCAACATCACAAAAATTATTTTATATCTACAGACGTATGATGTGAGTAATTGTATTTTTGTAATGAAAGACTTTCACATGCATTTTGACAACAAGCTTGTGATCAGGCATCTCAGGAATGCATGGAATGTATTGAAGGCGAGAGGTAATATGCTGATATTTACCGGGCATAAGTTTGCTGTGCCTGGAGAACTTCAGAAAGAAATTCAACTTCTTGACTACTCTCTACCTGACGCAGAAGCCCACAAGGAGAGGTTGAAGTTTATTGATATGTCTATTCGTAATACAATTCAGCTTCAGAATGAAGAGACAGGAGGAGACAGGAAAGCTCCAGAGTTGACAGAACCCTTCGAGGATCTGGTGGCAGAGGCGGCTAAAGGTATGACCTCCACAGAAGCTGAAAATGCTATTGCTCTAGCCTGGGCTGAAAACAAGACGTATAATGAGGCGTTTGTGCAAACTGTTTTCCAGGAAAAAATTGCCCAGTTAAAGAAGAACGGGCTATTGAGTTATATGGAGCCTAACGTCAGCTTTGATAATGTTGGCGGTTTAGGTGGGCTAAAAACCTGGCTCATGTCTCGTAAAAAAGCATATGCAAAAGAAGCACGAGCATATAACCTGCCATTACCTAAGGGCATGCTGCTGGCCAGCGTTCCTGGTACAGGCAAGTCTCTAATATGTAAAGCAATTGCCAAGGAGTTTGATTGCCCCTTATTTGCGCTCGATATTGGTAGCATCTTTGATTCTCTGGTGGGTAACAGCGAGAAAAATATGCGAGAAGTTATCAAGACAGTAGAGTCTGTCGGTAAATGCGTAATCCTCATTGACGAAATTGAGAAGTCACTGAGCTCTAGCGCGGTGAGTGGTGCTGGAGATAGCGGCGTAAGCAGCCGTATCTTTGGGACATTCCTGACCTGGCTCAATGACCGCACAAACCCTGCGTTTATTGTGGCAACCACGAACAACCACACGCTGCTCCCTCCTGCACTAATCCGCAAGGGTCGCTTTGACCAGCTGTTCTGGGTAGACCTTCCTACTGCCGACGAGCGTAAGGAAATCTTCAGTGTAGTTATTAAAAAATATGGGCGTGATCCTAGAAATTTCGCAATCAACACATTTGTAACTGGCTCAAAACAGTTTACAGGTGCTGAGATTGAGGAGGTCTTCAAAGACGCTATGTACAAGGCGTTTGACGTAGGAGAAGAAGTAAACGACTCACATATAACAGAAGGGCTGGCGGAATTTATTCCTTTTGCAAAGTCTCACAAGGAAGATTTAGAGACTATGCGTCAACAGGCCCAAGGTAAATTAATGATGGTCACAAACAATGGTGATCCTATTGCGGATGTACAAAAGAACATGCGCAAGTTGAGTATTGCAATCGGTGAAGAGTAAACAACAAAACAACAACAAAACTAACTAGATAATTATGAACACAGAACCTAAAATTACAGCAACATTGCAAAGATACTATGACAAAGTTTTCCAGGATGGGAAGCTTGTGAACGTACACATTGGTATGTGGGGCATGTCAGTTAACCTCACTGAAGAAGACATCCTGTTGGATAATAAATTGCCAGACACTATTGATCTTGGTAAGAAAATGCTTATTCAAAAGGCTGTGTACAAAAAGTTCAAAAACATTGAGGGGAAAATCAGGAGGTATCTGTATACCAATTCTTTTGAGTTCCCATTAATTAGCCAGGCCCACTTTGTTCCAAAGAACAGGTACCTGGAAGTTTACACTGAGCTGAATAAGCTTAAGAATGAGTACATGGCTACTGCTGAAGAGTTTATTGAAAACTATGACAAGTACAAGCAGGAGGCTCTCGACTTCTATGAGCAGCACAAAGACAGCGTAAAAATTGATGCGCTTGAAAGGTACTACCCATCTAAAGAAAGCATGCGCGCAAAATTCTATGTGCACATTGTCTCTTTTGAGATTGCCCTGCCTACAGAGTTTAAAGAACTAAAC